CGACCCCAGCCGCGACCGCTTCGGCTCCAACAAGCGCCGGGTCAATCTGGTTCTGACCGAAGATATGGCCCATCATCTGATGGGCATGGGCGTAACGGTCAAGCAGACCCGTCCGAATCCGGAAAAGATCTATGATGAGCCGTTTGTGCCGACCTATTTCGTTCCGGTCAACGTCAATATGGAGTCCAAGTGGCCGCCGCACGTCTACTGGGTGACTACCACCGGCAAGAAGCTGCTCTGTGACATCGACATGGTCGGTCAGCTGGATTACATCCGCGTCAAGAACGTCAACTGCCTGTGCAATCTCGTGGAGAAGCGCAACAACCCGGGTGAGTTCAGCCTGTATGCTGATGTCATGTACGTGGAGCAGGATGTGGATTCTGACCCGTATGCTGCCCGCTACGCTGCACCTGAGGTGAACATGGCAGAGCCCACGACTGGAAACGACCTGCCGTTCTAAGGAGGAAATCATGAAGAAGTTATTTATCAGCTGCCCTATGCGCAAGCGGAGCGAGGAAGACATCCGCAAGACCTTCGATAAGCTCCACCGGATCGCCGAAGCCGCTTTCGATAAAGAACTCGAGGTCATCCCGACCTATTTTGAGGGAACCCTCCGGCGAACGTGAATGAGGCTCTGTGGTATCTCGGTGAGTCCATCAAGAAGCTTTCCGAGGCGGACTATTTCATCGGTATCTTCGATGAAGCTCGTGAGTTCCGCGGCTGCATCATCGAGAACATCGCAGCTAAGAACTACGGAATCCCGTTTTATCTGGTTAATCTCGGCAACGCTGCGCCGGATGTCATCGAGCGCAGAAAAATTGATAAAAGAGTAGATACCCTTGAAATCTACTAAGCATTGATATTTTCGAGTGCCAGGGTCGGTCCTTGGTCCAATGCTCCAGCCGGTGAGTGCCCACGTCGCAAATGGCGGCTCTAAGGAAACAGCTCGATTTATATTTTTGATGTGCAATTTGGGAGGTTGACAGTATGAAAGTTCTGAGGGTTCGCCCAAAGCATTACCCTGAAGTGATCGACATTGACTGTTCTCTGGAATCGCTCCAGAAAGAGGTGGAAGGCCCGATTCAGGCTGTTTACCCGTGGGACGATGAGGTGGCATTGATTTGCAACGAAGATGGAAAGCTGCATGATGATTGCATGGAGAAACTCAACCGGACGCTCGACGGCCCTTATGGTATCCACATTGATATTATCGTTGGAACATTCCTGATTGTAGGCCTCACGGAGGATGATTTCGGTGAGCTTTTGCCGGAGTTCGTCGAGAAGTACGAGAAGATGTTCCATCAGCCGAGAAAGTTCGTCACCCACACGGATAGTGAAGGCATAGTGCATCTCGACGTTGATTATTGTACACCTGAAGAATAAGCACATGAGAGCCTTGGAGAAATCTGGGGCTCTTTTATTTGAGTCATTAGCATGGGCTGTACGGTGGGTTCGATTCCCGCATGACTCGCAACCGGGCCAAAGAGCCTGATATTTGAACAACAGAAGGAGTAAGGATTATGAGCAGAGAAAAAGTAAAAGAGATTGTCGATTACATGGTTTCGGAGGGTATGCAGAACACCAACTGCGGCAGCTGGGTCTTTGATATTCCGGAACTGTGCGACAAGTTTGATCTTTCGCTGGAATGGTTCTATGAGCACAACGATGATATTTGCCGCGAACTCGGCGAGCGTGATGAGCTTGCTGATTACGAGCAGAACTACGACTGGAACAACCATCCGCTGAATTACAACCTGGTTTACTACACGAACTCCTGCCCATTTTGAGGAGGTGTGATATTTATGGGTGGACTTCACAGAATAGATAAGGCTTGCAATATACGTCCTACTGCAAAAAGCACGGACTTTACTAAGAAAAAAGAACTCTGGAAGGTGTTCAGGAAGAACCGGAAAGAGCTCTTTGCTTATACCGTCAGAGGGGAGGGCGAAGATGAGGAAGAGGCGACGATCTCGCTTCTGGCCTACGAGAATCACTGCAATAAAAGTGCCATTTATGTGACGTTGGAAATGAGGTGAGCGACCTGATGGCAGGTGTAACGCTCTACGACTATCAATTAGATGCTATTAACCGAATGAAAATCGGATGCATCTTGTGCGGCGGCGTTGGGAGCGGAAAATCAAGGACGAGTTTGGCGTTTTACTACAGACTCTATAGTGGACAAATAAACACAAAAGAATATGTAAGGATGGCAGAGCCCCCGGATCTTTATATCATCACGACTGCCCGGAAACGGGATACAGGTGAGTGGGACGAAGAGTTGGCTCATTTCTACATGAGTACCGATCCAGAGCTTGATATTTACGAGCACAGGGTAACGGTGGATTCCTGGAATAATATCGAAAAGTACATAGGTGTGAAGAATGCGTTTGTTATATTTGATGAACAGAGAGTCGTTGGCAGTGGTAAATGGGTCAAGTCTTTCCTGAAAATCGCAAAGGAAAATGAGTGGATTCTTCTTAGCGCTACGCCGGGGGACTGCTGGACAGATTATATTCCGGTGTTCATCGCAAATGGGTTCTTCCGAAATCGGACTGAATTCAACAACCAGCATGTGATCTACAGCCGCTTTTCCAAATATCCGAAGATCGACAGATATTTGAACACGCAGCGACTGGTACGGCTGCGGGAACGGATTCTGGTTGACATGGACTTTGAGCGGTCCACAGTGTCCCACCATGAGAATATTTTCGTAGACTACGATAAGCCGAAGTATTTGCAAATATGCAAGAACCGCTGGAATCCTTGGGAGGATAGACCCATCGAAACGGCCAGCGAGTTTTGCTATTCGTTGCGTAAACTGGTCAACTCGGATCGGAGCCGCCAGCAGGAAGTCCTTGATATTTGCATGACGCGGCCAAGAGTGATTATCTTCTATAATTTTGACTATGAGCTGGATATTTTGCTCGGATTGAATTATGGAGAAGGCGTTGAAGTTGCACAATGGAATGGACATAAGCACCAGCCGATTCCCGATGGCGATAAGTGGGTTTATCTCGTGCAGTACAACGCAGGGGCCGAGGGCTGGAACTGCATCAAGACCGATACCATTATATTCTACAGCCAGAACTACTCCTATAAGATTATGGAGCAGGCTGCGGGACGGATCGACCGGCTGAACACCCCGTACAAGAATCTATGGTACTACCATCTGAAGTCAAGAGCAGGAATCGACCTCGCTATTTCGAGGGCACTGAACTCGAAGAAGGCGTTTAACGAAAGGAAATTTTATGGAGCATGATATTTATGATTCTTTGAGGCTTACTGCGACGATCTGTGAGCAACTTGCAGATGCCTTAAACGCGATTGCGGAATGGTGCGAGAAAGTGACGGCTCATCTTATGGACTTGTTTGAAGAAATCAAGGGGCAGCCATTGAAGATGATTCTACAGAAGCTGCGTCCTGACTACAAAGACAAGTGCAAAATCCGGTGGCTGGATATTCCCAACAAGGTTATGCAGGGAAGAATCAGGAGGTTCTGCTAATGGGAAATATTTCAAAGAAAAATAGAAAGAAGCTTGTCAAAGTTCTCAATGCTAATTGCCATTGCACGAAGACTTTCAACGATTCCATCGTGACATTTTATCCATATCAGAGTAGTCCGTTATCTGCTGTTTGGAAATATCTGGTCAGAAGGCCTGATGGTGTTTTTATTGGGCGTTTTCTAATTCTACCAGAGGAGCCACTGATCCCGGTTAATGCAAGATACTGTTTGATTCATTGTCCGGAGCAACTTTTTAATCCAAGAGCTCACATTGAAATCAATAAGCAAATTGTTCAAAGACTGAGGGATTGCTCTCAACTTTATGCTATTGAGTATACATGGAGGAAACATAAATGATTAAGGATTCTGGAGACCGCACCGAATTTGAAACTGGTGCCAAACGCGACATGCATGCAGGGAAGGGGCGGATGGACCTTCTGCCCTGGTATGGCATCATGGAGGTCAGCAAGCACTGCGAGGAGGGCGCACTGAAGTATGGCGAGCACAATGTGGATAAGGGTATCCCACTGCATTCGTTGCTGGACAGTGCTTCTCGGCATCTGGCAAAGTACATGGTCGGAATGGACGACGAGGACCACCTGCGCGCTGCCTGCTGGAACTTGCTGTGGGCTCTGAACCAGCGGGTGACGCACCCGGAGTTGGATGATAGGTTTGCAGTAAAGATGAGAAGCTCGAACGATGAACCGCTTATCACACTTGTCTGTAGCTCCTGTGGTATGCATTTTGAAGCGCCGACCGAATGGTGGGTCCGCAAAAGATCACAGTATAGCAATATTCCAGACGGAGTGATGACGACTTGCCCTCATTGTGGGAATGTAACAATCGTTCGGGAGGTAAAAACTGATGAATGACTGGATGCGCGAAGTGGACTATGCAACCTACTGCCCGAAGTGCAAAAACTTCAAGGTGCTGGAGACGGACGAGCCCTGCAATGAGTGCCTGACGGAGTGTGCGCGGGAGGGTACGGTGAAGCCTCTGAAGTTTGAGGGAGCAAAGGTGAAAATTAAATGAGAAATATGTCTAAGAAGACACGAAAACTTATTGATCGAAAGGTCGTCCATAAGTATTTCTGGTTCAATTATTTGGAGGGAAGCATATTCTATCACTCAAACCATGTTTGGCCTGCACGTTTGTGGATTGGTGATGCAGTTGACCATAATGACAATACTCAGTGTTGGATGTATGTGCCAGCTCATAAAGAATATGTGCAGGCAATTCTGATTGTGAAAAAGGGCGCGCCACTTTCTCCTAAAGTTTCTGAATGGATTAACCGTCGCCGAAAAGAATTTGGATGCAAAAAAGGAGGACTTCGTAAAAATTATGTTGCGCAAAATCGTTGATTTCGTCAAAAAGATATTCTGGACAGAGCCGTGGAGAAATCTGCGGCTCTTATTTTTTATAAAAGGAATAAGAAATATGCTTCAGAAAATTATCGCGTTCGCTATCAACTTCCTGACGCTCAGCTCTCCGTATGACTGGTTGATGGATATTTTTAAGGATGCTCGCCAGCGTAAGTTCCTCAACCCTCTGCGGGAGCTGGAAATCGCGGAGAATCACTTCAACTTCTGTGAGCAGGAGCATATGTCGGCGGCTATTTTCGAGCTGTGCGTGGCTGAAAGTAGAGTTAAAACATTGATGGGCGGTGCTGCATTGTGACGTACTATCATCAAATTTATCGTTGCCGTAAATGTAGGAATGAGTTCTGCCCGGTTACGGTACATACCGAGACTATCATGTATATTGAGCTGAATAATTTCCTGAACAGGGTCAATGGAGAACTCGAGTGGGATCACAAAGATATGCCTTTAGCACCAAGGCTGTATAGGGCGCATACATGTCCGAACGGTGACATCGGCGTTGGCGACTTCATCGGGTACCAGAAGGAGGAACAATGAGTATGTATGAAAAAATCGGCAAGTTTATTGGCGGCGTTCTGGCGGTGACCATTTCCGTTTGCGCGTGGCTGATCATCGTTGCATTCACCCTGAAGTGCCTGTGGTTCATTTTATTCCGGATTCTGCTGTGAGGTGGATGATATGAAAAAACACACCTTTATTTTTTCCTGCACAGACAATGGCAGTGGGCATCAGAGCTTTGAAGTCAGGGCAACCGACAAGCAGGAGGCCATTGAAAAGGGTATGAAATTTGCCAAGAAATATGCCTGTGGCGACATCTGCGGGAACTGGGAGTGTAAGTTGAAGCGGGAGGATCTTTTATGAGATGCTGTCCGGTATGCTATTCAGAAGTGAGGCCTACTGTATGCGAAACAGCGACCGCTAAAACAAGCCTGGAAATCAAGTATAAGATTC